ATTTGGGAATCAGACAGTGTCTTTGGCATAGACCACTTGTTCGCAATGTTAGACGGAAGTCCTGTGTTCGCAGCCGGAGAGGTACCCGGATCTTTTACGGCTTCGTGGCTAAATGTGTCATTATGAGGCCCTGCGTTGGAAGCGGCTGCAGCATTTTCTTGATTACCTGTAACTTTTGGCTCTTGTGCGTTACCCGCTGCCGGAGCAGCTGTGAACTTGCCTTGAGTAGCAGATGCCAATTCTCTGGACTGTTTTTCGTTTTCCGCAGGGTTAAACCCTAGGTTACTTTGCGTACCATAACCTTTAAAGATATTTTCGTTAATACTTGAGACAAATTCGTTGGATACTTCTTTCATAATGGAATATTTCCTATTTTATATACTCAGGAAGTATAGTTTTGACATTAGATATTTAATAGAATGCTTGACCAAGACCACGTAGAGTCCATTGGACAAAATAAAATTATAGGACTTGTAGGAGATAAAAGATTTCCTTTCAAGAGTGGGGGGAAATCTATAACCGCGAGGAAAGAGGGTCTCACGCATATAAAAAATATTTTAATCCAGCTAAACCCAAAAAAAATCTACCTCACTCCAGACAGAGGGTTTGAAGAGCTAGTAGTACCTCTTCTTAATTTTATGGAAATACCCTACGTCGTGGTTAATCCGTACAAAGGTTATTTTGACAATGTTGAGGCTTCCTCTAAAATCAAGCTATTAGTGGCTTTGGAGAGTAGCAAAGCTGTTGTTACAGTAGGGAACAAACCTAAGACTGTTTTAGAACATGAGAATTGTCAGAGGGAAAGTGTTGATTTTATTTACGATATATCGGATCTTGTAATTTGTATACATGGAGGAGGTAGGAATTTTAAACTAGAAAGAATACAAAAACGTATAGATTCCGAAACAAAATTAATAGTTTTAAATTTTATTAACCCCATCGACTGTTAATGGCAAGTGATCGGCAAATGCAATTTGAAAGGCTTTTCTATTTTCATGCCAGGAATCCCTCCCAGCTAAGTTTCCCAAGGACTCATGAACCAGTTGAATCGGGATAGTATAGTTTTTCTTTCCTTTAAGCGTAGTTTGGGACGTGTAGTAAATATCGTAAAAATCCCAATCCCCTGAGAAAACCTTGGGTTTGTTCATGTTTATGGAGTATAAAGTAGCTCCAGTGGCACATAAAAATAAACCGTCTAAGACTGCTACTGTGCCATAAGGACCGTAATTATTCCCAAATAAATTTTCTTTTTGTTTATTTCCGTGAAACACATACCCAGAAAGAGGATTCATATATTCAGTCTTTTTATTTAAATCTTCCCACCACACACAAGAGTGTTTTAAGAGTCTGGTCCCCGCAACCCCCAAAAACCCGGTATCAACCTTCTTTAGTTTCCTGTCAATAAAGTAATTAAAATGATGTTTGTCTGTTAATACTTCAATATCATCGTGGCACATTATAACATAGTCTTCGGCAGCAACTTCTGACATCTCCAAACCTGCGCAAAAGGCTTTAAAGATAGAGGAATATCCATTTAACACAACGACTTCCCACCCTGCGGATTTTAAAAAATCTGTTATGGGTTGAGGTTCTACTGCTTCTCGAGTTGGGATAAATGCGACTTTTTTCAATTTCTATATACTTTAGAGCTATAATGAATTATAAATGAGTTTGACTAAACAACAAATCTCGGATGAAATACATAAGTGTTCAGAAGATCCAGTGTATTTTATTAGGAAATATGTGTTTATTGAACACCCTATTAAAGGCATTGTGCCTTTTGATTTGTACAGATTTCAAGAAAAAATTGTAAATGAAGTTCTGGAAAATAGATTTAATATCATACGAAAATTTAGACAAGCGGGCATTACCACCATTTGTGCTGCATACTCGTTATGGTCAATAATATTTAAAAACAATCACCACGTTATGGTTGTTTCTATTGGGGACAGGGAATCCACTGCATTTCTCAGACGCGTTATGCTGATGTATGAAGACCTTCCCGGATGGTTACGTCCTTCCGTCAAAGAAAAAAACAAACATTCTCTGCACCTAAGTACTGATAGCAGGGTAAGATCTCAACCAGCGGGAGCTGGTCGTGGTGAGTCAGTCTCTCACTTGATAGTAGATGAAGCCGCTTTTATTGATAAAATGAGAGACTTTTGGGCGGCAATTTACCCCACCATTTCCACTGGAGGAAAGGCAACACTCATCTCTACAGTTAATGGAATGTCTAACCTATATTATGAAATCTATAGAGACGCAGAGGAAAAAAGAAATTCATTCAATGTGGTAGACTTAAACTGGAGAGAACACCCAGAATACACCGAAGAATGGTCAAAAGAGCACAGACCAATCATTGGAGAGAGGATGTGGCTTCAAGAGTACGAGTGTGAGTTTTTGGGTACTGGGGATACGTTTATCGATAGACACACTCTTCAAAGGCTTAACGATAACGTTGATGGGAATTACCGTCTGGCATACTCAAACCGTATGAGGATATTTAAAGACCCCGACCCATTTTACACCTATGTTATGGGGGTAGATTCATCTTATGGTAGAGATCGAGACCATTCGGCCTTTCATATAATCAATACTTACACAGGCGAACAAGTTGCTGAATTTTACTCTAATAAAACCCCCCTTAGTGAATTTGCTAAAATAATATCTTCCGAGGGGAATCGATACAATACCGCTCATGTGGTAGTGGAGAGAAATGGACTTGGTATCCCACTCATTGAGGAATTGTTCGACAGCTTAGAGTACGAAAATTTGTGGATGGATGATAAAGGAGAATTTGGAATTCAAATCACACAAAAGATTAGAGAAGGGGTTCTCGCATCCTTAGAAGAGTTTTTAAGAGCCTCTAAGATACGTATTAATTCAGAGAGGACTGTAGGAGAGCTTTTAACCTTTATCATAACTGAAACTGGGAAAGTGGAAGCCGACGATGGGTACAACGATGACTTGGTTATGAGTCTAGCTTTAGCTTGTTACTGTTCAGAGGAAATTGTAAACACTTCTCCCGTTGTTAACATCGATAACAGAAAGTACGGAAATAAAGATCAAAAGGATCAAGATAATTTTAAAGTTCCTATCCATATTCCAAATGGCAAGGATAAATATAAAGAGGACATCTCGTGGGTGATCAAATAGACAAGAATAATTTAAACGAGTCATATACCGACTTTTCAAATCCAAGGGGTAATGTGGCAGGACAGCCCATTTCCCGGCTGTCAGCATGGTTTAATAAATTCTTTGGTGTTCAAACCAAGGGAAGACCTACCGAGAAAGGTGGGAGACTAGCTGGAGACACCCTGAAGAGTGACGATACTTTTGGGGGGGTTCCCGGTTTTGGCGTCTCTAGAGGAATTGCAAAAATTCCAGCCGTAGAGTACGACAGAAAGCGTCGATACAAGGAATACGAAAAGATGGACGATTACCCCGAAATCGCCGCTGCTTTGGATATCTACTCGGACGATGGAACGCAGAAAACAATAACCGGGAACATTTTTGAGATCGAGTGTGATAACGCCACCATAAAAGAAGAGGTGAAAAGATTTCTTAACCATATACGAGCTCGAGAGTTTATTTGGGATATTGTTAGAAATGTTTGTAAATACGGAGATTGTTTCATAGAGAACATCATTGATTTGAACAACACTAAAGCAGGTGTTCAACGGATTAAGGTTTTAAACCCTAACTTTATTTTTAGAGTTGAAAATAAGTACGGGTATTTGAAGGAATTCTTACAGGAGGTTCCAGACAGTAACGCTTCGTTTGATTCTGCACAACTGGAAGGCGGTGGAGGAACAGGAAAGTTTTTAAAACTAAGCAAGGAACAGATTGTTCACTTTAGAATTCACAGCTCTGATCCGAATTTTTACCCTTACGGCAAATCAATTCTCCAACCTGGTATTCGAGCCTGGAAATCATTGGTAGTTATGGAAGATGCCATGCTTATCTACCGATTAGCCAGAGCTCCAGAACGTCGTGTTTTCTATGTCGATATTGGAAATATGCCTACCTCCAAAGCTGAGACCTACATGGAACGGCTCAAGGCTAAATTTAGAAAGGAAAAATTTTGGGATTCCACTACAGGTACAATTAATGAAAGATACAACCCAATGGCTCCCGAGGAAGATTTCTTTGTCCCAACAAGAAGTAACAGCAATACCAAAATTGAAACTCTTCCAGGCGCACAAAACCTAGGGGAGACCGACGATGTCAAATATTTCCGCGATAAACTTTTAGCTGCTCTGAAAGTGCCCAAGGATTATATCGTAGAAAAAGATAATACGCCAGAAAGAAAAGCAAATCTTTCTCAACTGGATGTTAAATTTGCTAGAGCTGTAACTAGAATACAAAGGGAAATTGAAATAGGACTTAACAACCTAACGAGAAGACACCTTAAGCTTAAGAATTTTCCAGAGCATGCACTTAAAGAAGTAGAGGTAACCTTGTGCCCTCCTTCCGACATGTTTGAAAAGAGAAGGTTGGAGTTAGATGAGCAAAAAACACGAGTTGTGCAAGCTGTTAAGGGCTTGCAACTGTTCTCAGATGATCATTTGTACAAAAATTATTATCAGATGAGTGAAAACGAAATTGAGAACATGAAATCAGAAGTAAAGGAAATGCTTGATGCAGAACAGGAAATGATGCAGCAAGATCCCGGAGCTATCGGAGCCCCTCCTATGCAGGGAGGTCCTCCAATGGGTCCACCACCAGAAGGGGAAGAGGATGCTCCCCCAGGTGCCGCAGAAGCGGCTGGGGATGAAACTATCGAGGCTGAGGCGCCAAAGGCGGCAGCTAAGGTATAATTATTTTGTAAAAGAAAACAATCACACTAGAGTATATAAAATAGGATTAAGTTATGCTATTAGAGAAACGAAACAAAGATCTCACGAACTTGCACAAAGCTGCTGATTACCTCAGCAGATCTTTACGAGAAAATTTACAGATTTTTTCTGTGGATTCCTCTGACAAAAAGGTTCATTTTCTTTCGGAGAGAAACTCCATGATTTCGTGTAACTACGAAGTCCGGGATTCTAAACTGGCGTTGAAAAACTTTGGTATTGAATCAGTAGATGATTTTATTTCCACCAGTAAGGTTGATGACCACATAAAGGAGTCCATTGATTCTTTTATCGGGTCACTACAAGAGGATCGTTTTGATAAGGCGGACACCTCTTTCGAGGATATAATTGGACTTTTTGAGCAAAGAAACGGCGTTAAAGGACTGCAGGTCAAAGTTGAGAAGTGCCTAGATCCTATTGCCGGAAAAACTGAGATTTTGGACTCCAGGGAGTTTAAAAAGTTGGAAGAGGTTAAACCTTTGGTGGTTAACTTCTTACGAGATAATCAAGATAAAATTATTGAGAATTCCGACATGCTCAACAGTGTAAAGGTAAGCAATGCCATTGACAAAGCTTTTTCTGTTGATCGCACAAATTACGATTCCTTAAAGGAAGTTGACATGTTTGTGGTCGATCTTTGTGATGGGCAATCTCTATATGAGATGATTTGCCACCAAGAATTGATCAGCCAAGAGTTGTTAGATGCCAAAAAATCATTCTCTACAGTTTGGATTTCTAATGATAAGATACAAAATTTAGCATCTATGATCTATGCAAAATCAGATGCTGTCAAGGAAGCTCTTTCTGAGACAATACAAGAAGTTCCGTACTTTGCATTTGCCCCTAAGAGCGAGATTCAAGAAATGCTAACATCCATTTACGAGGTTAACTCTAATGATCTTATCTCTAAGAAAGATATTAAAGGGTTCACAAAGACCTTGTTCGAGGCTAAAAAACCCGCAAAGGAACAAATTACACAAGCTTTAAATGAAAATTACGGGATTAATGTTACAAACTTGAAGTTTGTTCCAACTTTCAGTAATCTAGCCAAAACCCAATCAGTCTTCTTTGAAGTACTTTCGCTTCTAAGTAAAGACGAGGGAGTCGTACACGACGTATCCAGAGATTTTGCGAAGTTCGTTTCTAAAAAGGGTGGTGTAGAAACTTTGGATGTTAATGACTACGTAAACTCGTGTCTTTCGGAAGCAGGACTTGATCTTATTGACGAGAGTCTTTTAGCGAACTATATCAACGTACCGAAACTTACTAAGGATTTAGCCGCTCTCAAAACACTTCTAGGTGTTGACGGGGGAGAAGGTGTTGGTGTAGGTGCAGAGGGTCCTCCCTCCCCTTTGGAGGTAGAAGGTGAAGAGGATATCGAAGAAGAGGGAGAAGGGATTGATGGTCCCGACGAGGAGTTCCCAGTAACTGACCAAGACGCCCAGGCTGGTCCTGGCGAAGAATCCGAGGTTGCAGTAGACGACGAAGAACCTTTTGAAGGGGAAAACGGTGAAGCTCAACCCGAGGAAAAGTTTGGTA